CCGATGCCTGTTGATCTTGTTACAGGCGTTTCTGGACAGTGTTTTTGAGGGTCTCAGGGCTCGCAGCTCTCGGTTCTACCCGGTTTTGGCAGGTCAGGGCTTGGATGTTGATCATCCACATAGGACAGTGGCCCGGAGGATGGGCTATTATCTCCGGGCCACATATATTCAATTGTACGTGAATGTGATCAGATGCCTGTTCCCAGGGACTTGTAATGCCTGACAAGGTCAGCCAATGCCTCATCCAAGAACTCAAACTCACGCCCCCACACGTTCTCAACTTCCCATACGTAGACCTCATGTCCGAGATCTTCAGCGAAATCAGCGATGAGATTTCCAAATGGCAGTCCATCAATGTGAACATGCCAGACACCGTCAATCTCAGCATCCCGCACAAGCAATGCGATCATTTCTGTAGGCCCTTTCTGTTTCCCTATTGCTTGTCTAGAACCATTCTTTCAATTACAGGAAATCATGTCAATGCTCTGGAGTTATACGTTATCTTATTGTGATCTCACATCGGATGTGTGTAGATAACGAACTGATCGGTCTGTTAGGAATTAACCAACGAACTCCGGCCGGGTATAGTTTGTTAATAACTAACGGGGATGAGAAACAAACCAAATGGTTTGTTAGTTATTTTCCAACATGTTGTCCCGAGTTTGTGTTTTCCAGCCGTAGGCGTGGTTCCCTTTCCCACAGTACATAGAGCAAACAGTGAGCTAGAATTAATATATGCCTATGGAACCAGTCCAAGTCGCAGCACTCGTAGACATCGAGTTCTACTATCACAGATATGGAAGATGGCCCAAGCCAAGCCAAATTAAAGCAACCGAGGAGGGCTTTGATTTAGAGAAAGCACTTGGCAACGAGTATTTCCTCAAGGGTCTCAGCAACCGAGGAATCCCCCTGCCATCTCAAACAGACCTACACGGTCTGACGAATGAACAAATCACAGCTATCCTCATTGCTGTAGATTACACAAGTGGTGCTACGCTACGTGCCAGATTAAAAAACGCAGGTATCTCAATCCAGACCTGGAACGGCTGGATGAAGAACCCTGAGTTCAAACAATATGTCCATTCCCTCTCCACAAGAAATTTTGAGGATTCTCTTCATGTTTCACAAGAATCCTTGCTCAAGGCAGTAGAGCGTGGGGATGTGAATGCTATTAAATATTATAATGAGTTAACAGGACGATCCGCCCCTGTAGAGCAAAATGCTCGAGTTATTATTCACAAGCTGATTCAGATCATCCAGACCCACGTGCGTGACGAGGCTACACTGAACGCGATTGCTAGAGATATTCAGACAGTCCTTGCTGGTGGAGAACCTTCTCCAAGAGAGATTGAGGTAGTCATATAATGTTAGCCATTGCTGCGTTTGTTTGTTTCTTGGTTGCCTTCATCTTAGGTCTCATGGAGGTTGCGGCTGGGAATTGGAATCTGATCGCGTTGGGACTCGCACTGTTAGCTCTGCATTTTGTGTGGCCTGTTGGTTTCGGTGCAGGTCCTGTAGGCCGGTTCTACCGCAGGGGCTAAATCCAAGATAATGAATTAAAGGGTAGTTAATATGACCCAAGTTTTCGAAGATGATCCCTTCGGTGGAATTAAAAACGAAAAAGGCCCCCCCTCTGTAGATCCACGTACTACAGCGGCCATACATGCACGAGATGATGTGGATAGTTCACAGACAGCACATCATCATACTCTGGGCATTAAACATGATCAGGCAGCGGCCGGGGATCATGTGCATGATGGAAAAAGTACGAGAAAGATCGGGGCAGGTCTGGGCCTCACTGTCACTGGTACTAAAAATACTGTGGCGAGTGAGGATAGTATTATATCTATGCTTGCTCAAGTTATTGACTTTACTGATGGGAGAATACCATGAGTGAGGAACTACGTTTAGATAGTTTTACTTCATTAAGTATGAGTGATTCAGAGGGTCATAATGGTAATGAAGGGAGCTTAAATACTTTTTATGTAAAGAATTTTTCTGGATCTGGTTCTTTAGGGGATGGAACTCAGGTATCGTTCAACTTTACTTTAACAAGAGTTGCAGGAGAACCAGGGCCTGATGTAGTTGATATTTTAGGTAATTATTCTGTTGTTATTGAGAAAAACTAGTGGTAAAGAAGAAGCAAGAATCCTTAGCAGATCTGGGTAATCTACTCAGTTCTGGTATTAGAAGCAGCTCTATTTATCGTTATGTCCCACATGATAAGCAGGTCATCTTCCATCATGCAAATACAAAAGGTAGACTTTATATCGGAGGGAACAGATCCGGAAAAACTGTCGGAGGAATTTGCGAAGATATTTTCAGACTTCGAGGTAATCATCCGTATCAACGTGTCCCGAACGCACCTGTCCGAGGGCGCATCGTTACTGTCTCCTATACAGAGGGCATTAAGCTTATTATTCTCCCAGAGCTGGCCAGATGGCTCCCCCCTTCGGATCTTATCAACGGAAGCTGGGAAGACTCATATAATAAGAATGATCGCCTTCTCACTCTTTCAAATGGATCTACAGTAGAGTTAATGTCGTATGACCAGAAATTAGAGAAGTTTGCTGGTACCTCACGACATTTTGTTCACTTTGATGAGGAACCTCCCAAAGACATTTTCGATGAATGTAAGATGAGACTCATGGATACTGGTGGTCCATGGTATATCACCATGACACCGGTCGAAGGTATGACATGGGTATATGATGACCTCTTTTTGCCGGGGTTAGTTCCTGGTGGAACCATCACCGTTATCATCATTGACACAGCTGAGAACCCACATATCTCCAAAGAGGACATGGAAGAGACCTTAGCTGGGTTGGATGCCAATGAACGGAAGGCTCGTAAAGAGGGTAAGTTCGTTCAACTTGGTGGGTTGGCATTCGTTAAGTTCAATCCTGACGTTCATGTCCTGAAGGATTCATTTGGCGACCGAGAATTAGAGAAGATCCTTGGTTGGACTCATTATGTCTCCATGGATCACGGACTTCATTCGCATACGGCATTTCTATGGCATGCAGTGTCCCCCGAAGGTTCTGTCATTACGTATGATGAACTCTATGATAATGAGCGCATCGTGGATTCATATGCGGCCGAAATTCATGAACGGAATAAGTTCCCTGGTCGCCGTGTACCAGATATGTGGGTGGGAGACCCTGCCATTGAACAGCGAAACGCTCAAACAGGTGATTCAATCAGGACAGCCTATCTAAAAGCTGGCATTCCTCTGCTGCTGGGGAATAACGACCAGAAGATTGGCGTCGAGAAGATGAATCGCTATCTCGAACAGGGTCGCTGGGTCATAGATCCTAAGTGTTGGAATCTCGTGCGGCAGCTTCAGAGAGTTCGATGGAAGATTTATGACACACCTAAGAAGCGACGCGATAACAACCCAAGGGAAGAGTTACACAAGAAAGATGACCATGCAACAGACGCGGCCCGATATTTCTTTAGCTTTATGCCAGATCTCCATGTTCCAGCCCTTCCTGTAGGCCAGAATAATGGGATGAGTTTGCAAACGTTAATAGGGGCTAAGACAGTTCCTGTAGGCCGCGTGGGATACTATGACGATAATTTGGTCAGGGAAAAGCCGACCGAATGGAATATAATCGACGAACACCTTGGAGGTGTTTGGTGACTAGTCAGCTTAGTAGATTCCAGATTATTGAGGGAACTCCTCCGTCGCTTCCGGGTAAGTGTGCTGTATGTGGCACTACCCAGGGACCGATGGTGGATTTCGGATTAGATTTGGATTTCTATGGAACAGTCTATTTATGTGTGAAGTCGTGCATGGTTGAGGTTGCGTTAGCATTTGATTATCATGGGCCGAAACAGTGGAAGATGGCTCAAGATGAGATTTTAGCGCAGCGTACCCAGGTTAATGATTTACTCGATAGAAACGAGGCATTGCAAAATGCACTGGATGCCCTGGGTGTTGTGCTTGATTCTAATCATCGTCCTATTCGTCCAGAGTCGGGCGTTTCAGAAACGAGTGGACAAGTTAACAGAGACCCTCACCAACTTGAATTTGATTTCGACACTCCAGAAGGAAAAGAGCGAACTCTTCAACCGATTGATGAGCGGAGACCTTCCGACCTTCGCGGGCTTGACTCAGATGACGACGACCTCCTTAAATTCCTCGACATCTGATGAGTATATTCCTAGAGATGACCAGACAGAAGCTCAACGTTTGGTAGAATTAAGAGGGTTCGAGAGTGTCCTAGCTGCCGAACAACAAGAGTTTACCCAGACTCTTGAGGAGTTCGGTCTTCATATTGATATGGATAAACAATGAGCGTTGATGCTGTAACTACGGGGATTGAATCGGAAGCGATCACCCCTGATGGCTCGCGCGCAGAAAAGAAGTTTTATGAGGATGCTGTCCGTTGGGCAAAAGATCAGTATGTCTCAATTAGAAACCAACGAACCATTACTGAGCGACAGTGGTATCTCAACCTTGCCTTCTTCTTTGGAAAGCAAAATGTTGCGCTCTTACGACCAAACGCAGGTCCTACGACTTCTACTAAACTCTGGGTACCGCCTGCGCCGTATTACCGGTCCCGTCCCGTTATTAATAGAATTAGAGCAACCGTTAGGACTGAACTAGCTCAGTTAACAGGTAACAGGCCAAACGCAACGGTGGTTCCGGCTTCTGCGGAAGATCGTGACATGTATGCGGCTATGGCCGGAGAACAAATCTGGTACAACTTATATACGGAACACAATCTAAGGAAAAAGATCCGCCAAGCCATGTGGTGGACTCTTATTACAGGGACTGGATATATCAAATGTTATTGGGATTTCATGGCCCAATCCCTTCCTGTAGGCGGCGCCGCAGGCGCCCAAAATGGACAAGGGTTTGCAGAAGCTAATGAAGGAAATATTGTATTCAGTCCTGAGACTCCATTTCATATCTGTGTACCAGACTTTCGTGAGGAATCCTTAGAGGGACAGCCTTGGCTTATTCATGCGCAGGCGAAGTCCAAGGAATACATTCAGATGCACTTCCCTCAGTTAAAGCCTGTAGGTACGAATGCATCTGAAATTTTAGAGGATTCGTTCCTTAATCTAGTAGGAACGAAGACTGGTCAGAATCAAGGATCAGTGCTGGTTCTGGAATGCTGGATTAAGCCTAAGTGTCACCCTATGTTCCCTGAAGGAGCATTTTTTACTGTAGTAGGTGACCAAATTGTTCAAGGTTATCGTTCATGGCCTTTCCGTCATGGCCAGTATCCTTTTAGTAAGTTTGATCACATTCCTGCTGGGAAGTTTTATAGTACGAGCCTTGTCGAGGATCTTATTCCGCTTCAGAAGGAATACAACAGAACTCGTGGTCAGATTATCGAGGCCAAGAACCGCATGGCCAAACCCCAGCTTTTAGCTGCTCGTGGTTCTGTAGATCCTTCAAAGATTACAACTGAGCCTGGTCAGGTTATTCAATATATTCCTGGATTTCCTGAGCCCAAGCCTATGCCTTTATCTCCTCTTCCTAACTATGTTCTACAGGAGTTGGAGACTATTAGATTGGACTGGGCCGATCTGGCAGGACAACATGAAGTCACGCATGGACAGGTTCCTCCGGGAGTTACAGCAGCTACAGCGATCTCCTATCTCCAAGAACGGGATGAATCTAAGCTCAGTCACACTTTTGATTCCCTTGAAGAGGGAATCGAAAAACTCGCTAAGATGGCTCTGTCCTATGTGCATGACTACTGGCAGACAGAGCGCATCATACGAGTTACAGGGCCTGACGGATCATTTGATGCAATGGCATTCAAGGGGTCTGATCTTGATAATAACCTTGACATTAGGATTGAAGCAGGATCTGCTTTGCCTACAAGTAAGGCTGCAAAGCAAGCCTTAATTATGGATCTCATGAAAATGAACTTCATTGATCCACAGAAGGGTCTTGAGGTCATGGACATGGGCGGAATAAATAAGATTTATGAGCAAGTTCAGGTGGACCAGCGTCAGGCTCAACGTGAGAATCTTAGAATGTCTCGTGTGGATGAGCAAATGATGATGGAACATAATATGAACAATGCTGCTATGATGGAAGCTGATCCTACAGCATTTGATGGACTTGCTCCGCCTATTATTGTTCCTGTGAACACCTGGGATAATCATAGAATTCATATTGAGATTCATAATAATTATCGTAAAGGACAAGCTTTCGAATCTTTGCCTGCCGAAACGAAGGCATTATTTGAAGCTCATGTTAATCAGCATATTATGGCGTTGGGTATTGAAACTCAAACTATGGATCCCCGTGCTGCTGCTGGTTTACCTCCTATGATGGAGGGTGAACAAGAAAATGTGTCCCAGGGGGAAAAGAAACCCGGACCTGAGGTACAGCCTGAGTTAGAAGGCGAGGCTATGTAAATGGCTCATATGCAAGGAAGTAGTACTGGAGTCAATGTAGTAGATAAGCGTAAGGCTTTATCTGCTGCGGCTGACTCTGCTACACACTTTAGAGGTGGTACCGCTTTATTCACTGCCAATGGTGCCGGAACGACTACTACCCTTGTTGGTGCTAATGCTGCTCCTGGCACCAATGATAATAACGTAGTCCGTAGAGGTGACAAGTTTGTCTTATTCACTGGTGCAGGTGTTCTCAAAGAAGAGAAGATCTTCACTATTACCAATGTTGCCGTGGCTGGTTCTACTACTGTCACTTTTTCACCCGCTGCTGCTGGTGCTACTGCTTCTGGTGATGTCGCTCGTCGTGTCGACTT